TCACGCAGGAGGTTCACGGGGTTAACCTCATATTCAGGCTACCATAATCATCATTAAACATTTTAACTAGTTCATCAAAATCTATATTCTGTATGCCAGGCGGGCGAAATCCTTTATTAAATAATACTTTTAATGATGCCAAACTAGATACTTGGCCCGACATCTCTTCCCCTGGATACGTTTGAATCATAGCATCAATTAATTGGCTACCAATTCCTTGGCCTCGAACGCTTTCATCAACTACAAAGCTATAGATTGAATTAGCCCCTTGAGCATATGGTGAATTTTCCCATACAACTAGTTTTCCACCAGAAATAGAAAAAGTGTTAGTAATAACTTCATGATCACCAAGCGATTCGACACCTTTGGTTAGCTTAATATTTTCCTCGCATAAAAGTGTTCTTATATACTTGCGGAGGAGACTCATTAGAAGTTCACAGCCCCTATAACACTCATATCCGGGTATTGTTTTGCCATCTTATCTTTAAGGTACCCTATAGAGGGATGCATCATCTTACCAAAGTGGATCATACCCCCGGGTTTACCATACCGCTGAAAGAATTCGCCAACGAGTCGGCTGGCGACCTTTTGGCCTCCGAACTCACCACGCGTTTTTATATAATCGATATACCATCCATCTTCTCCATATGAATGGAAATCCAAAAAGCCGATGATGCATGCGTCACTGACGCCTGGAATCAGCTCATCAAGCACAGGCTTTTTGAGCCGCCTACCCCTTTTGGTCGCATATCTCCACCTTTCTATTTCCGCAAAATAGGTGTCATTTTTTTTGGGTAGGTCGGTAACAGAGGTATCACACAGCGCAAGACGCTTAACACCTGATGCCCGATTATAAGCAAGGGGAGAATCTAATTCTCGAAACTCAATACCTTCATTTAAAGTTTCTCTTATATAAGAGCGGATAATCGATTCAGATGTGTCTTCCTGTGTCAACATGCCTAAAATGTCATTGCCAACGGGAACATTTTCTTTATCGATTCTGGTAAAGATCTGTGGGTTTTCTTTCATAGCCCACTTCCTGTCTCTGGTTCCCATGGTCCCCAATGTTCAAACTGCAGGATCTTTTGGCGCGCCTCGTCCCAGGTATATTCATATACATTGCCTATATGACCGATCTGACCTAGGGCATAGTAGAGCGTTCGCGGCATCTGAAGGTCACGACCGTTGGATCGATCGATAACCATATCACCATTCAATACCCATGCATGGCCATAAGTGATTCCTTCAAGAGCTCCTTGGCCGGCGACTTCTCCGTGCACGAGCCTAAGGTGGCAGTCACCGAACATACATTTATCCATGATGTACTTGCCAGATGCTTCGTAACAATCGCCACCAGATCTCATCTATTCTACTCCTTGCTGATGCCAGCATAAGATAAATATCCGTTTTAAAGACATTAATACATTCTATACAAAAACAAAAGGGATCCAAAAGGATCCCCATGTTTCTCTCAGTTGTAGCAGACTTTTATTAGTATTGAAGCACCCAGTTATCACCGCGCAGTGTAAGATCAATTTGCGCCGGATCTGTTGCACCATAATCTAACCCACCAAAGTTAGCAGACGATATCCAGACACCTTTGCCATCCCAAAGCTCCACAACGGTGCCAACCGGGTCTAAAAGTTTAAGCTGTACATCACGCTTATAGAAGTCTGCGTAACCAGCCCTGGCTGAAACACTTTCATAATGAAGCCTGATCCATTCCATCACCTGCTGGGCGCCGGATGGAGCGATCGGATCATGAAGTGTAACCGTAACATCGCCGAAGGTTGTTCGTCCTGCAACATACCGCATCGCATTGATCCAGGGGATTTCGATCGGTGATGTTTCAAACGTCGGCCTGCTGGCCGTTTTTAATAGAAATGCGTCGATACCTTCAATAAGAAACACCCATTGGTGCATCTTTTTGGGTTCGAACTGATTCGGAATCATGCTGCTAACTGAAAGCGTCTCTGCCATTTTATTTTACCTTCATCTATAGGGTGGTCTACCAGAATAAATATATTACTTTTTGTTTTTTGCCTGCTGATTAGATCATACCGGGCCGCCGGCGTTCGTAACAACGAAATCCAGAGACACAAATTCTGCTGTCTTTGTAGGCTGCAAGAAGATCTTGCCGCGGATGGTGTTATTTTCTACGTCGGCCTGTGTTGTCGTACTTGCATCAATAACAACCTTGAAGCGTTCAAACCCTTGTTGTTGTTGCACGATTGCCATCCGAGGTTCAACAAGAGAAGAGAACCGAGCTAAAGTAGACGCTCTATTAGGCTCGAACAATAATATATTGGCGATGCCCCGAACTTGGCGTCTTACATTTATCAGCAACCTTCTTACATTAACTCTATCGAGTGATGTGTTTGCCGTTAACAATGTTTTCTGCCCCCAAACAATAACGCCGGCCTCTACTGGGTTACCCGGTGAAGTTGCCTGAATAGCATCTTCTGTAGGATCAACGAGTGGGTTAATGTCTGCTGTATAGAGAGTATCAAGATTATCTTGATTAAGTGTAACACTTGGAAATAATGCCGAAGGACATCTTCCGCGGCGGACGCCTGCCGGTGCAAACCATTCTTTTCCTATACTGTCATTAAGTGAATATGCACCCAGCGCTGGAACACTGGCTGGCACTTTAACAGTCACCCCTGGCTTCAATTCATCATTAATTGTACAGCCAGGAAAATATGCGCTGCCAAATGATGTATCCAAAAGCCTCTGCTTAAACGCGTCAACAGTAAACCGAACGCTAACTTTTTGATCACTGTCAGATCCAGTTATAACGGCGTTGAGGTTATCTCTTTCTTCGATGTCCATGATATACAGCGCATCGAATCGGTCTTTCATTGCCTCGAGTGCACCATCAGTAACTCCAGCGTTACGTATACCGGGAATAGCTAATAATTTAATATCAACATCAGATGTATTCTTCATCACTGTAATGGCTTTATTGTACGCACTAACAGTCGGGCCATCAATAAGGCCGCGGTTAATATTATCCATTTCAGCTTTAACTGCAGTATTGGTTAATTCAGCCGCCTCTTCATCAAAGATGTTAACGCCATCGAACCCGCCCTGTACAAACGCTGTGTACTTAAAGCATCTTCTGGTGCTTGGTGTTGCTAAATCTTTAGTAACATCAAATGCACGTCTTTCGCCGGCCTCAACAACACTACCGGTTCTTACATATGCGAATTCATCTGCGCGGTTGTCATCAGCAACATCAGCAGTAGACGCAGTGACAACCGAAATATTTTCAAGCGTAAAGAGGTTATTATTAAACCTATCTGCGTCTACAACACCTAGAGCAGCTGTATCCGCGGCCCCAGGGTTACTTCCTGTTGTAACATTAACGTTGGCCGTTTGGAAGTTAGGAAGATACTTTGCCATGGCTGCGATTGAGCCATTCTTTTTCTGAGAGCTGTTTGGTGTTACTAACGAATCAGGCAGCTCAAACTGTACGCCCCAGTATAAGTCAAAGTCAGGTGATGCTCCCAAGCCTGATCCTACACGAATATTGTCTCTAAAAGGTACAGGCGGCTCGACGCAGCGCTTAAGTATATCAGCATTAAAAGGTGCTAACACATGCGTTACTTTATCAGTTGTAGTTGTAAGGGGATCACTACCAGATGTTATCAAATGGTCCGGGCCTCTAAAACCGACTGGTAACGCATCGCTTGGCACCTCTCCGTTGAGGCTTTTAGCTGATAATTCAACTCTTACGAGGTGGGACTTGTTAGGATATGTACCATCAAGCTCAAGTTTCTGATTCGCCGTATTCCTGTCAAGGTTAAACTTTAAGTGTTGATCACCAATCAGCTTTGCTATATAACGATCTGATCCAGGATCCATGCTACATGCTGTATACTCTTCATCCGGAAAATTTTTGTCATCTCCAATGGTCTTATCAGTATCAGCAAAATTTCTAATGGCTACATTAAATGTACCAAACTCATTGTTTGGATCATTAGATGGAGTGATGCTAGATATGCTTATCTTAATGTTATGATTTGCATAATCACCATCATCTCTTGACACAATACGAAAGAGGTTGTATATGGTACTACCATATTTCTGAGATGTGAACCAAGGCGACTGAGGGGTTGCAAATCTATCTTCAAAGTTTGCATAACTAGGAACAGTTGCTGAGCCAACATTTCGGCCTAGCGTTCCCGTCGTTAAGAAGGCAATACTTTCTAGGGTTGCTTGTGTACCATCAATTGTGCCGAACCCCTGAAACTCAGGTTCAATAATGCCGCTACCTGTCACTGCGGTATGAGCTGTAGGCATATCATAATGAAGATACAGATAATGTCCCTTTTCTTCAATCTTTGTAGGATCACGGTTAAGTTCGGTTCCAAAGTAGTTGTTACTTTCGGCATCAAATGAGGCCGTGAGTGTTGTTGCAAATTCTCTTTCGGGGTCTCCCTTGTAGCCATTTAACAACATAACAAACTGTTGTTTAACGATTCCATTATGTAGAAGATTCACAGCGCCGGTGATTTGTCCGCGGGTTGGCTCTGCAGCCAAACCCCTGTCAGGTGCTCTATTATCGCCACCCGTGCTGGCTGAAAGTGTGGGCATTACACCAGAAGGGGCCATTAAAATGCCACGGATTATTGGGTGACCATGGTTGCCTGTCATTCCAGCATCGCTAAGATACGTGGACCCGGCCGATTGGGACATATAACAACCTAAGAAATAGAGGCGCCCCAAGGGACCTGTATTCGCATGCGGGTTGGCAGCAAATTGGCCTGTTGAACCGTTGGCCAATTCTTGCCCAACAACAAACCCAGCTCTATTTACGCTACCTTGGTTATTGCCAGAGGTTAATCGTTTTTTTCCATCGCCTATACCAAGTACCTTAAAAAAGGTTACTGCAGTTGCATTTCTTAGCCATTCATTTACAGCGTATGGTCCAAATTTTTTGCCGTCCGTTGAGCCGAAAGCCCTAACAAAGTCGCCCATGTCGGCTAACGTAACAGGGACAAACGCAGGACCTTTAAGAGATGTTCCGATTATGCCTGCTGGAATTCCAACTGGTTGTACGGTGCGAGGACCGCTTAGATCGATTTCTCTTGATGTTACGCCTGCTGATTGAAGATTTATGTCCTGAGCCATCTAAAACTCCCGAAAGTATTGTTCTTTAATATCATCACCATTAAATATCTATCCAGTACTTTAAACGACATCATATTACGTAAATTCTACGCCTGCTGGTGTGATAATAAAATCGATTGCTATGAATTCAACGGCTCTCGTCGGAACTACAGCTATGCGGCCGTTGATTCGATTTGCATTAATATCCGCGTCAGTGTTATTTGTACTGTCCATAATTACGCTAAAGCTTTCTATGCCCTGCGCTGCCTGAATGATACCAAGTTGTAATGCCGATTGTTTTACAAAGTTATTACGCGTTTTTGCGTTGTTTGGCTCAAACACAATGCCAAGGGCAATATTACCGATTATTCGTTTAACCTCAAGCAACATTCGTCGGACATTAATACGATCCAGCGCGCTCCGGCGCTGTTGAAGTGTTTTCTGCCCCCAAATTACAAATCCTTCGCGAGGAAATGTTGCTATGGGGTTTATACGTGATTCGTATAACCTGTCACGGTCGCCAGAAGACAACCGTACATCAACATTCTTTACAAAGCTAAGTGCTGCTCTGTTAAAGCCGGCTGGCGCAAACCATGGGAATGCTACACGATCGTTGAAGCCAAGCGCTGCTATGGCAGCGATGGACGATGGCACAGTAACGCGGCGGGTATTGATTGCATCATCCAATTGTATGTCAGGGAAATATGTTGCAGCGTAATTGTTATCTACTGCTCTGTTAACAAAATTTTCTTCTGTTTTTTCAACGTCGGGCTTAACAGTTCTATCATAGAATAGCCGGTTTCCACTTTCATCATACTGAGGTATATCCATCAAGTATATGGCTTTGCCATAATCTCTTGTAGAGTTGGCAGCGTGGTTAGTAACAAGTGGCTCACGTACTCCAGGTATAGCAAGGATGTTAGTGTTAACTGTCCAGGGATCAGTCATCATGTTAATTGCTGATCTGTATGACATAACGCCATTATTATCTTTACCTGTGCCATTGCAGTTATACGCTAAGCCCGGTGATTGAAATGTAAGCGAGGCGCCGCCACCTGTTTCTACTGATGTTGCTTTGTCATTCATGCGCGCGCTGTTTTTGTCAAGTATATTGTTACCGTTAAAGCCGCCATACATTGGTAATGTAAACTTGTTGTAATCAATAAAGCGATTAAAATTGAACGAGGATGTCTGTGCCAGCAGTGTACCCATGCTCAATCTTCCCGATAATACACCATCATTAATGGTATAATTGGTGCTATCGGGGACAGCATTTCTTATATAAGCTGCCTCGCGCATATGGTCGCCCACGCTTGCCGTTAAATCTGTTAGCGCAGTATTGCGTAGGGCAACCCGGCTCATAGAGAAACTATTATTATTAAAGGTGTTAACTGCGGATCCAGTCACTAATGCATCCAGTTTTTCTATACCACTAAATTTTGTTAATGACGTAAAGAATTTATTTGGTACCGTACTAAGGTTGGGATTAAGAGCGTTTGTATTACGTTCAAATTTTGCGCCCCAATAAAAATCTGTGGATGCTACTTCAGTTGTACCTGGATTTCCTGCTGGGCCTGATGTTGCAACAGAATTTTTAGTAACTTTAAAGCGCGTTGGGATAGGAGGCATTATTGAACCTGACAAGCCATTGTTACCAAGAGCTCCTGGGTTGCTGATGCCCAATCTTGTAGAGCCCTCTACTGCCGGCGTATCAGTAAGGCTGTTATTTGTCTTAAGAAGCTTAAGCCCTCTATAGCCGAATGGAAGTGCATTGTTAGGAACCAGACCACGCTTATGATCCGTACTCATTACTATTCGTATAAAGTTGGATTGATTGGCATATTTGCCCGTGACTACAATTCTGCGCTCTGACTCCGTGTCTGCGTCAAAGTCAAATGTTGCCTTAACATCACCTATTAATCTTGCGATATATCTATCATTTAGAGGATCTAGGCTAAGCCCAACCCACTCTTCAACGACCTGCCGTTCGACATCATTATCAGCAAATCTTCTAACCTGTAGGGTAAAGGTGCCATATTCATAAGCAGGATCAGAAGATGCCTTAAGGTTGCTAACTGATATTTTATATTTGCTGTTTGAGTAATCACCATCATCAAGTGATTCAACATAAAAAAGGCTGTATTCTTTTGTGCCATAAGGCTGAGATACAACAGAAGGCGTTCTGGGTGTGGTGTAGCGAGTGTTAAAATGCCCATAGAGATTTCTAAAAAGCATATTAGGATCACCTGAGGTGGATGAAGCTAATGCTGAGCCTGAAAGTGTGCCTACACTATTGATGCCTGTTGATACTTCTGCTACCTCATGGTCAACAGCATAATCTGCAAAAAGAAAATGTTTTTCCTCTGAAAAGGTTTCTGGGTCAGTATTAAGCAGGTTTGCTATATAACTTGCGCTGTTTGGATTTAACGAAGCGCTTAATATTCGTACACCAGGTATGCCATCATCGTTGCCGTAACTAAGCCCCGCTGACGAGGATAATACTATCTTGAATTCGCCTGAGGACAACGTTGCAAGGTCATCTACTTCAGCAGCTGCCAGCGCACCTCTTGCATCTTCGTCACCATCCAATAAGAACATCTTCGTGTCTGATGCGAGAAAAACTGAGGCACGTAACAGGTTCATGGCGTTAACGTTACCAATACTATTGTTGTCCGAAAATATTGGCATGCCAAAAGCTTCGTTTGTTGTGGCATCATGAACTGCAGCAATAAACTGTACACAGCCTATGTGACCGCTACGTTGGCCCGCTGGATCATCAGATCCTGTTACAATAAATCCAGCATTTTTTACCTGGCCAGTTAACTGTGTATTGGCGATATCTGTTAATGAATCGTTTGCGCCGGCGCCCAAAACCCTCATATATGTCAGCGCTTTACGGCTTTTAAGAAATTCACTTACAGCGTATGGACCAAACTTTTTTGGATCTAAATTACCAAATTTTGTTATGAAGTCAGCAAACGAACCCAGCATCACAGGCACAAACGCTGGCCCTCTAAGGGCCGTACCAATAACACCAGCCGGTGTTCCAACTGGATGTTGTCTTTTTTCCGCTAGGTCAATTTCTCTCTCAAAAAATCCGGGTGATTGAAATGTCTGTTCAGCCATCTATATTGTACTCCATTGACTTTTTCGAACTATAAATATCAACATAAAATTCAAATATCAGTTGCGAGCATGAGTTTAATATTAACATTATAGTTCTTTTAATACTGATTCTCCTACATTTTTATCAAGCGATACTACACGAAAGTGTCTTTTGGCATCCTTATTTGTAAATGGATTTTTAACTGTCTCATAATAGGAAATGTATTTAAGCCGCTTGTCTGACGGCTGGTTTCTTGTTTCTGGGTTTTGTTCTTGCGTTAATAGATAATCATCGGTTGGATCATCAGCATTTCTATAGGGATCTTTTTCAAAGTTATACATCTTTTCCTGTATATCAAACGATATTTCAGGCGCTGAAACAAACCGCCGTATAGGCGTTTCATCCCCAGGGCTTGCGCCCGGTATAAGATATGCGCGCACTTCACAGGTAATTGCTGCCTTAATTATTCTTTCTTTTTCTGAAAAGTCATCAAAATCATCATCAGCTGCAATGCTATCGCCGAACGACGCAACAAACCAATAACCCTTTTCTGTGTTAAGACGAAACTGCCGGCCCTGAGGCAGATACATTTCCATCATCCGGTTTAGTAGAGCGTTCATGTGTTGCGTATACTGTGTATAAAATACTATTTCATATGTTGCAGTATAAAACTGCGGCTGCGGAATCGTTATAAACTCATAGATGTTATTGTGGGTCTTAGGCGCCAATAAAGCACCGTCGAGAATGTCCAGATCATGCTCATTTGCGCCAATTGATCTTTCAGTTCTAAGCTGCCTAGTACCCTCGCCTGCTTCTGTAGTCGCGACATTGTTTTGATTTCTAATACCGAGCTTATTGATAAGCTGTTGGTATGCCCTATCATCTGTGCTTAATCTACGTTTTATGGTAAGATCACCAGTGTGCTGATTAATCCCTCTATCAGTCATGTCTGCGTTTGACTGTTGCATTCCTGTTCTTCGTATTGATACGAGTGGAAGAATAAGCACATTATTAACATCTCTTATAGGCTTTTTTCTTTTAACCAAGGCGAATCGTTCACCGGTTGCAAATATAACCGGTATATCAGTAACGCCCTGTTTTTCAGTTGTAACCTGTAAACCGAGCTCTTCATCAAAAAGTTTAAACAGGGCCTGGTCTACATCTTCAACCGAGCATGCAGGTATATGAAAATCAGATGGTATACCCTCTGCAGAATAGCCTGAGAGAATACCATCTGGTGAGCCGGAGTTTAATCTTGTAGTCATGGTGTTGCTTTATATCATTAACATTCGTCATCAAAAGCAGGGCCCGAGCCGCTTTCATCACCTTTTTTAGACACCTGTTTAATTCCTGTAATTGGTGTACTAAGTGTTTTGTTTTTTCTTAGGGCTCTAACATCACCAGTAAGACCTTCTGGATTTTCTCTATAGCCTCGCTGCTGATAGAATGGCAGTATTGGTGCGTCATAGCCTTCACTTACACGGCCCAGCGCCTGTTCATCAAATTGTCCCTGGCGTGCTTCTTTGCCAATAAGCTTAATGCCACTTTCATATTCAATCTGACCAAATACCAGGTCTTGATCAATGCGCGAAACTATCTCAAAAAACATATTTCCATAGCTGAAAAAGTCGCCCTCATTTATCTGTATGTTTCTGTCTATCATATCACGTGACTGAATATACACTTCAGTTGTTCTTATTGTTTCAGTGCCAAATTTTCCTGTTCGCACCTCTGTTGTGCCCCAGTCGACCAGCGCATTGATTTCTATAGGGTTTTCAAAAACCTTGTTCGGCGCTTCCTCATATATGCCGTGTACATCAGTTTTTACCTCAGAAATTGGCCAGAGATATATGCTTTCGCCGATTACGTCCTTTATTAATTCTTTGTTTATATCGGCAACAAAATTAATCTCACGGGGTCCTAAAAATAACCTGGGCATATGTTAACCTATCACTATTGCCTTTCCTAACGGCATTGGAATTGCTCTAAGCTGCTTGATCATATTTTCTACTTTGATTGCTTCCTGTTCAATCAGCTTTTCATATGTGAGTGATTCTAGCAGTTCTTTTAATTCATTATATAGTTTTTCTTTGTCATCCCTAGCCTGGCTTATAAGATCTTCACCATTTAGAGTGACATCACCATTTGGAATAGGCACACCTTTAAACTTTGATCGTACCAGGCCCAACAATTCCTTACAAAGGGCTAGCGTCATCTGCCGGACCCAATTTTTGCCTATGCTATTAACCTTTATGTACTCAAGGTTTCCATATGGTACATTTGAAAGATTTGATACACCGAATATAGTTTCATCTTCATATGCGGGATCATATGGGTCCATAAAGGGCATTATACGAATATAAAGCTTTTTTGGAAGCTGTAGGTTGACCGGCATGGGATAGATCCTTAGGTCTCTTCCTATAAGTCTATAGCTATAATTTGACCTTCTTACTCGCTGTGAAAGATCCATCATCTGTGCACGAAGAACATCTTCAAACACTGGTAGCACATAAAATATTGTTTCTGGTGTGAATGATTCAAACGAAAATTCATTGTTAAGATAGTTGATCGCAGATGTAGAATCAAAGAAGCGATAAGCAGCGCTTGGAGAAAAGTGCATAATCTCCATTACGCGCATCTTTGTTTTTTGGCTACCTGTAAGGTTATCAAAAATTAAATTATCATTTGAATCTCTAAGCTCCGAATAGATATCATAATCTTGACGGCTTCCTGTTAAATTAAGATAGCCCAACGTGCTGTCATATGAACCACCAGTGTCTGCCATGGCTGCGTATGGATCAGCCAGTCGCATTAAGAACTGTAAGCTTGGAATTGGCAGCTGATGACTTCTTCCTGAGCTACCTGTTGCAAAGCTGCCTGAAGTCGTTCCGATGAGGGTGGCCAATTCAGACTTTGTCTGATATTTGTTAATGAAGGCGCCGAATTCTGTGAACGATTCTTCAAAGCATGCCCATATTTGCTTTTTTGTAAGCTCAACACTTAGGATGTCATCACCTAACTTGCGCTTAACATACACAACCATTGCATCCGCTTCACCTCTAAATTCAGTGTCAGAGTCATAGAAGCCAAACGGCGTTGGGTTAAGTGTGTTTATAAATGTTGTCATGCATCTATCATCCGCTAGCGTGTGTATCTATAACTATCGATTACTGACTTAAGAATATCTAAAATCGAAATTTGTTTTTGTTCTTTCCAATTTTAGGCCTATATGGATTCTCTCTACAGCTATAGCATATAAGCGTGCCATCTGATTGATTTGCCACTGCGTATTGATAAAACTTGCTGCAGTGAGCACAGTGTGTGCCGTCTGTGCGTACGATTATATTACTTATTGAGTCAAACCCGACTGCCACAATATAGCAGCCTATATAGCGCTCGTCAGCACCAAATTTTTTTTTCATTGTTTTAGTTAATTTTCGTGCATGGGGTATGAGAATATGCTTAGGTACATATACAACATACCCTTGTGCTGTCTTTGCAATAACATCAAGGCGGAACGTCTTGCGCACACCATCTTTATCTGTTACATTGCCATAGTTGTCAACCATGATCATTAGGGTATCACCGACCTCCGCACTTTGTCGGTTTTTGCCCATCTGTAAATCACCCCCTTATGTAAAAATGTAACAATATTAATTATATAGCTTGGGTCTATTCCTTGCACGCATCGTGATAGCCAATCTTCAGCATGCGTTGTATATCTGCCTTATCAAACTTAAGAATATCATCCGTTAGCTCCACAGAGGGCTTTATAATACGAATGTTTATCTCTCTGTATCTATCACGAATGATTACTAGATCATTTTTAAGACCGGTAGTGCGGATGTCTGCTAACATTATGCGGTCTGACATCAGGTCGATACAACGCATCGCGATATCTGGAACGGCTGCCCATTTGTTGCTGTTTATCCACTGTTTTGGTTTTTCAGGCGATGATGTTAAGATCACATCAATATCACTAGCTCCTGATCTTATTGCGGTGCCTAGTGGTGTTACCATTTTTACCCCGCCATCGATCCATAAACTACCCTGTATCTTTACAGGTTCCATAAATACAGGAAAGCTAGCTGATGCTAAGGCCCATTTATCCAGATTATCATATTCTTCCGTTACAAATTTTCTTTCCCCTGTGTTTAAACAGACAGCTCCTAAGCGTAAGAGCTTTCCAGAATCTTTAATCAGGTTAGGGGTATAATTTGAGCTAATGAGTTTTGCTAGTGGTCGGGCATCATATATAGATTTTTTCCATAATGCGGTTAATTTACCAAAGGGTACCCAGTCACAAAATATACTTTCTTGCTGTATATTTTGCCAGATTGATTCAACAACTTCATAAGCCTGGTGTGGCATACCATATGGTACAGTGGCTAGCTTGAATACATTTAATGCGCCTACAGACACACCACACAGGAAATCGTAATCGATATTATCATCACACATCCATTTTCGCAATACTCCAATTTGGTATGCCCCTCTAACCCCGCCACCTGATAAAACCAATGCTCTTTTAGGCTTTATTGGTTTGTCATTTGGCTTTAAGCGGTTAGGCATCTTTATATGAATTATCTTGTAAAGAGCATAGTGAAGGATCCTCTGCACACCTAGGCTTATGACGTCGATGCTTGCGCCTTTTAAGGGCTAAGTGGGACCGTCTATTCTTAAATAATAAACTTATTAAATGTTATAGAGAAAATTTTTATTCATTTATGTTTTTTTGCTAGCTAATCTAAATAGTTTTTGGTATATCCACACGCCTATTTTTCCAAATATGCCTGCCGCCATAAATGCAGCGTATATAAACAGCAGCAATTTAGGTGTTGAGATTATTCTGTTGTCCAAAAATAATAGCCACCATAAAGCAGTATATAGAAGGATGCCCATGTTAAAAGCCAGCCAGCTATAGAACTTATCAGTTTTAATCTTCATATTTTATAACCTTAAATGTAAATCCATTTAGTGTGCACCATTGATTTATTATATCCAGCATTTTCTGGCCGGACAAAGCCTGATGATTGGCTGTATCATATATTGTTGCTTTGTTAAAATTAACAAAATCTGGTTTATAAGCATATTGCTTATCATCAATAACGTATGGTATGGATATTTCATGGCGCTTTGTGACAACATTTTTAAGCCTGATCTGCTCATCAAGAAATCTAATTTCGGTTCTATTATTAACAAATTCATCATCATCCATTAGTGGATTCCATTTCCATTGTGGCACGAAGCCATGCGTATTAATAAGTTTAGGTTGTGGCGGCTTCTGTTCTTTGTCAGGAATATTCCTTGGGGGTGTTACACTTTGTGTTTCTGCTGTTTCCGGTATAGAGAGTTCGGGAAGTGGTGTATTTTTAGGCTCTGGAGACTTTTTATTTTTTTTCCTCTTATTATGCCCATGGATGTATTCGCCGAAATTTTTTCCTTTTTTCCACTGTAGTTTTTGATTGCAACCACATTTGCATATAGGGTGCTGACCATCATATTGGTGTTTAATAATATAAGAAATATAATCAAGGTCATGAGTGCTCTTTAAGTGGAGCGCTAGGCCGTTTTGAGTATTAGCTGTTAGCTGCTGGCACTCTTGGCATTCGATGGTATATTTTTTAGTAACATTTGTTCTAGACTGCTTTGTTAGCCCACCGTGATCATAGAGCATATGCGCTGATATGGTTCTATCATTGTTAGCCAGCGTTTTATTACAGTAGGGACACTTGAAGGGTGTTTTCTTCATGGTACTGTCTACCAATTAAATATATGGTCAGGTCATACCAAACCCAAGACAAAAAAAACGGAGCCTCAAAGAGGCCCCGCTTTTCATAGAGTGGATTTAGACAGTTATTAGATAATGTCCATATCCAGGATTGTGACTGTTCCGTAGAAGTCGCTACGAACCATCTTTTTACCGTACCGAGTGAGCACACCCTTACGCGGGGTGAAGTCATCCGGTCCGAAGATTGTCGGTGTGACGATCAGTGGAACATACGGTGCATACACATAGCCGGTTTCGAGATAGCTGCCACCCTTATAGCCGACAAGGACCTTATTCCGTGGGAAGTAAGGATCTTTGTAGACGGTGAAGCGATTCGAAAGAGAACCGACCTTTTCGGCGCCTAAGCTGAAGGGCGACGAAACCTGACCGCTACCATCGATCGAGAGGTTTGCCTTATAAAGAAGCGAATTCTCGAAGAGGGTGCAAACGTCGGGGCCAGTAACAACAAAGTTGGCACTTCCACGAAGCGTCTTGCGGTGGATGGTATTTGCCACGTCGATAATCGTCTCTGTAAGAGTCTCATACCATTCGCGAACCGTACCTGTGAATGCCGGTCCGGGCGACAGGGTTGTGGCCTTGTCAACCAGATTACCGGTTTGCTTGTTCAGGATCTTACCAGGAGCGCGCGACCAGAACATATTAGCACCGTTGGCCTGTGTGAGGAGGTCACCGAGAATCTCACGGTCAATTTCCAAAGCAATCTGCTCCGAAAGGATCTGTGTGAGCTCGACTTCCGCGTCAAGGCTGTGATAGGCGTTAAGGTCCTGAGCGAGTTCCGGCGACCAGCGAGCACGGAGCTTGCGGGTTGTTGCCGTAACAGCGATCGAGTCGATCTTGATATCAATTTCCGGAATAGCCGCCGAGGGAGGCGATCCGAAGTTCGATTCAAACGAAGGAATCGTGAGTGTAGAACCATCTGCACCAACATTCAGTGCATCACTTTCAGCCATCGCAACATCCGCGGTTGTCCATGCCGGTAGTGTGTTCGGTCCCGTTGTACCAGTAAGCATCATAACCATCTGGACATCATCACCTGTCAATGGAGCGTCGGTCCACGTATTGGTGTTTTCATTCCAGTTACCACGCTTATTATGTCGGCGTAGGTTCAATACACTGGTACCAGCTTGATAATCCGGACCCCAAGCAGTAAGATCACCCTGTGTGCTGAGCGCAGTCACAGCGATTTGGCTTGTTAGGTTTGGGTCACCGGTAGGAATTGCCGCCGTAAGATCGCTTACGTTGACATGTACATAGCAGAACTGCAAGTTACCTTCATCAAGGTCCTTTGCAATCTGTGGATCGAAGCTTACCTGGCGCGCATTGGAGCTTGTAAAGTCCGAAAGGGACTGAACGATACCACCAAGGGGCGAACCACCCGAGGCGAGTCCGAACGCAGACCAAGCATTGGAGCCTGATGTAAATGCACCAATAATACCTGAGGGGGTACCACCTGTGTTATTAGCTACTGCTGTCGAGCCCGAGTGAACCTGCGAATAACCAGTGCCAACAAGGTCATATTGACCACCAGCCGCTAGCGAACCGGTCTGAATGGCGTTACCAGCAGGGTTACCGTAGATCGATTGACCCACGGCGTAGGTGTTAGCTGTCGATGCGCTTGTACCTAGAGCAGGACCGTCGATACCAACGGCAGAACCGTAGGTATAATCCAGATAAAAGAGTAGACCAGAAGGAAGACTCATTGCCTGGACCGATACGAGCTCATTAGCAACTAAGCCGCCGAACACGCGCCGGACAATCGGGAATGCAATATTGCTGAACCCGCGGACCTGACCACTAGATGTAAGCGCCCCACCACCGGTCGACAAGGCGTTTGCCTCTCGCAGCAGCTGAGCAGCTTGGTTTTCTAGAAGGCGTGCCATCGTCTCGCGCTTCTGGGGATCTTTCATCCCACGAAGCAGACCGGTACGATTCCACTTTTCGGTTAGTGCGGCACTTTCTTGCCCCACATGCCGATCGCGGATGCCTTCCAGCAATGTATTGAGTGTAAAATTTTTCTTGTTAGACATGTTTGTTTAAATCTCCTTTTATGAATCCGTTACTTATCATTAAGTCCCGCGAGTTTCGCCCAACGCTGGGCTTCTGCAGACTCATTAAGGTTTGACGCCGACGAAGAGCGGGTGGGCTTCGAAGATGATCCGAGAACCCTCTTTGTGCGGCGCGCCGATTCGTTGGTAGACTTTCGTGCCTTCAACAATTCGACGAGACTGTCATAGATCAATTTCACTTCACGCAAACTCTTTGCTTCATCAAGTCTTTCGGCAACCATAAGCTTTTGCTTCGATGTGACTTCATCATTTTGTAAGAGTTTATTTGTGAATAACAGCTTCGCGTTGAACAGTTCACTCTCTGTCAACTTTGTGCGGAGCTCATTAAGAGCGCTTTTACGCTCTTGCAGTTTTTTATTTCGGGTAGCGACTCGAGCCCGTTTTTCTGCAAGCTGTGTGTGATTAGGTTTGGCACTTGCTTTACGGGAGCGACTAGAAGCCGCGGACGCTTTTCGCTGGGGGCGACGGCGAGCTGCAGAGCCTGTATCCTCACGTACCATTCTCATACGCGCGAGTTCATGCTTAAGTTCGACGTCAGAAATTTCGATAATCGTATCGTCTGAAAGCTTATTAAGCTCATACATCTCTTCGACTTCTTCCACATCATCGCCTTCGTTGACTTCATCAACTTCTTCTTCCTCGTCATCACCTTCATGAAGCCATGCTGCGAGATCAAGCTCGACTGTATCATCGTCAACTTCAACTTCCTCTTCGGCATCGCCTTCAACTTCTTCTACATCTACTTCGGCCTCAACCTCAACAACACTGACATCAACTTCTGTAGGGTCGACTTCAACTTCATCGGGGAGAGAGACCGCGACCATCAAATCTTGTTCATTCAGCATCGTGTTCTCCTTTTGGGGGGGGTTGTTTTCCTTTGTTTGTTTAAGAGCTTCATAACATTTTTCCAAGCGATCTTCAAGCTGTTGTCTTACAGCTGAATCTGATAATGATTCCTGTAATACCTCATATAGTTGCTCGGTTTTACCTAGCAATGAATTTACATCGGATTTTTTGCAGCTGTTAGCATTTTTGTGCAATGAATCCACCATTTTTTTAAGCTTATTTTCGTTCATTTTTTCCTTCAGCTGTGATAGTTTTGTCAGTGCATTAACAGCATTATGATCAAGTTGTAATTCATCCTTGCCTGTTTCAGCCTCGGGGCCTACTTCATCAGATGGTTCATCAAATGATTGGTCTGTTGGCATGGATGTAGCTTCTTTTTCGTCTTCATCTTCTTCTTCATGGGTAATGAACTTGTCCATGTCCAAAGTCACTTTTCCTTCTTTATCAGGAAGTGAGATGCCGAGATCACTTTGACCTTTATCTTTTGCAAGATCGAGCAAAATGTCATCATCCTCATCCTCATCAGATTTTTTTTCAGCCGGTAATTCTTCGTCATCTTCTAAAAGCTGTTGTTCGATTAACTGTTTAATCTTAGGAGTAACAGCCTCCATGATGGCATTCTGAGCATTACGTGTGGCAGCCTCTTTCAATTCTTTTGCATCTATAAGTGCTTCTTCATACAATGTTTTGCCCATCTAAAAAAACCTTCTTAAACTCGTTTAAAGGATACTGCTTCCCATAAATATCAATAAGAGCAAAAAAAATTAAAAATCCCGTAATAATTTAAAGCAGTTTTTGCTTATAGCGCTAGACAACTATCTTAAGATTCCTCAGGCAGTTTCTCTGCAAGATCTTCAAGGCTATAGGTTGGATCAACATTTTTTTCATGCGGGTCATTGGCCATTGGTGGGCTAGATAACCCACGTTTTGTACCTGGCGTCCCTTTCTGTGATCGTGAGCGGATAGTAAATATGCGCTGATATGTCAGGTCTTCTCCCAGCCTTGTTGCACCGGTAACGAATGCAAAACGGTCTCCTACACGTTTTTTAATCGGGTCAGCGGTTGTATAACCCATTCCAGTTTTTTTCAAAAAAACATCTAGCTCATGGCCATCAAGTGGGATGTCGACATCGTCGTCATCTTCGATGGGCGCTTTGTATGGAAATTCTGAATGTGTCATATACTCCATACCCGATGATCTCGCAGCGCCAATATGAGAATAGCCGGATCCTGTTCTAGGATCCGGCAGAAGAGGTATCGCCATGCGGATAAACTCTTTTAATAATTCAGAACTATTGTTCATTCATTTTATGGTTAACCAATGTTAATTGCCTAGGTTACAACCACTTATTCTACGCTCTTAACCTTTATGCCTCGGGCTGAGCATTGCCCGGGCCGAGCCCACCAAGCTTAAGGGCCGCACCCAAAGTTTTATATGCCGCTGGCGAAGTAACGCTGGGATTCTGAAGCCCATTATTTCCAGGTGATGCGATCGCGTTATCAGGCTTAGGATCTTCGGTGCGCGGCTCATTACCAACATCAGGCATCGCCGCGTATTGAAACCCACCTGTCTCGGCTACAGCTGTGCCTGCGCCTACGTCATCCTGCAGGGCTGCTGTGTCTGGAACCTTAACAGAGCCACCACTATAATCTCCCATGGCACCAAGCGGCCCTTCCGGTGCCCAATTCCCAGGAGCTTTACCGCCACCGAGCGCACCCTTAGGATGAAGCAACCCCGCTACAGTAGCATAGACATCATTGTCATCTCTAAAGTCATAACTGCCTTCACCCAGCGCATAGGGGGTACCCGGAAACATGGTGGCTAGCCGAGCAGCGTTAGAAGTGGTTAAGTTGCCGTCACAGCCCGCGGGGGTTGGTGTACCATTGGCGGCCAAATCAAGTGGCGTTGAGGTGCCGTATCCTTTTGTATTTGCCATTTTCTATCTATGCCCTTTTGACTTAAATTCCTGTCCTATAAGTATTTGCTTTACTGTTTTTTTGCCAGGATACGCCGGACTTTTGCTTTTTCCTCACGGATCTTTTTAATATAGCGACGCGCTTTACGCTCTTTAATGTCCAGAGCCTTCATCCAGTCCACGGGGTGCTCCAAAGAATCCGCCATTTCAGATGCATCCTTTTCTTCCGTATCTTTGGCAGCATCCTCGACAGAGCGTGGTTTATCACCGAGCTTCTCGTTATGTGCCAAACCCTCTTCTCTGATGATCTTTTTAAGTTCTGATAATTTGATTTTCATTTATTTTTCCTTTTTATTAGAGGGCAGCTCTTTAATTGTAGCGTTAATAGAGCCCATCAAGGTGCTTAGTTTTTCGCGGAAATCACTAAGTGTGTCTTCATCAGCCTCATCTTTGTCTATAAGATCTAAAAGGCCAGTTGTTTTTACATCAAAGTCTTCTATGGCCTGTGTCAGGTCTACCATAGCCTCAATTAAAATACGCTTTTTATTGTTTTTCTGGCCTGCCAGTTCTTCTTTTATGATTAACCGAAGCTGCTTTGTATTGATTTTCATGGTATAATCCTTATAACTTATTTTAATTATGTGCTAGCCATGATTCTATGGCGCCTTCGGCTTCATATTTTTCATCTTCACCCTGGACAA